TGGGGTTGTTGGGCTGAAGCAAAACAGGAAGCCATTCTACGCACCGATGATGCAGCGTGGTGAAGTGCCTGCGCAGGGCTTCAGCATGGACTTCCCGCGTGTGTGGCAGATGCAGAACAACAACTTCAACCGCTGGAAGTTCGGCGGGAAGATGATCAGGTCAACTCAGCCAATCATCGAGAGGCTCAAGGGTGTAGAGCCGTACTGGTCCAACTACCTCGAAGAGCACCTAGACAGAACTCTGTTTATCAGGCCTACTACAGTCGAAACAGCGCTAGACGCTGTCTTGCATGGTTTGCCGTTCGTAGGCAAGCTCATCGGTGACATGCCGACTCGCCGTACTCTCGCTGCGGCAAGAACATTCAACTTCTTGCGTCAGCTTAAGACGCCTAGGCAGTGGGTTGTGAACTCTATACAGCCTCTGCAGACTGTATACCCAGCAGTCGGTGGTCAGACTTTCCGTGAGGCTGTGGCTCTATACAACAGCGCAGACGGCAAGGACTTGCTGAAACGCATCGGGAGCATCTCTGCAACTACCGGCATGTACATCGATGGCACAGAGACTTCTCTTGGTGAATCTGCAATCACGACTGTGACCCGTGGTCAAGAGATGTTGGACAAGTTCATCCTTCGTGGCAAGATCAGCACGCAGTCTGAAGTGCGCAACATGAACTTCTCTGCTGTAGCCTACTACTTGCACGGCAAGAAGCAGGGTATGTCTGACGTGGAGGCTGCTGAGTATGCCAGGATCCAGGGATACGTGGGCAGCCAGTTTGCATACACACGGTCAAACCTGCCGCCTATCCTCAACGGGCCAATCACAAGCTCCATGCTCCAGTATCGTCGATTCCAGTTCAACATGATTGGGTTTGGTATTGACTTGCTGAAGTCTGGTAATTACTCCGGTGCCGGTAAGTGGCTCTTGGTCAATACAGTGGCTGGCGGTGTCAAGGGCGTTCTGTTCACCCTGCTGCCTGGATACTTTTTGCTTCACAAGGCCTGCGAAATCGTCGGTCTTTGTGACGAGACTACGCAGCAAGACAACATCATCTACGAAACGCGCCGTTACCTGATAAACACAGTCGGCGAAGAGGCGGCAAATGCTCTGATCTTCGGTCTCCCAGCGGTCGCGGGAGTAGACATATCTGGGTCTCTGTCCCTCTTCCAGGAGCCATACGGCAGAACGTTTGCAGAGAAGGTCAAGTCGCAGATCGCTGGGCCTACGTACGGCCTCGTAGAGGACTTTTACGATGCAATGACCGCAGACACTGTCCAGCCGGTCAGCGGCGTTACAAGGGCATACAGGGCTCTGAAAGACACGGGACCAGCGTTCAAGTGGGTGGCCAAAATGGCTGAAAACCTGTCTGGCGGAGACGGTGCAGAGTATGACGACCGTGGACGGCTCAGGTACTACGACAAGGACAAGGGCCGTGGGCGCTGGCTGCAGCTTGCGGGTGGCTTCCGCACTGTCAACGAGTCCGTCTGGGCCTTGGAGTTCGACCGCATACAGATTCTGAAGGAAGTCGTAGACAAATCGATGTCCAAATCTGCGGTTGCGTACAGTTCTGGAGACGTGGCTGGTGCAATCAAGGAAGTGCAGAAGCACAATGCTGCATATCCGATGATGAGCTACACAATCGAGGATCTCGACGCACGTATCAAGAACGCTAGAGAGGCAGCAACTCTGCCACAGGCCAAGCGGCGTGCAGAAAGCGATGCGCCGAAGCGTGTCCGTGATCAGCTCAGAATGGAAAAGATGCGATGAACCAGGGTAGCAGCAAGCCTGAAACTGCCAGCGTAAGGATCAGAGAAGACACTATGGCTCTGGTGATCCAGATTGCAGAACACTACGGAATCAAAAACGTAGATGTTGTAGATGCAATGGCAGAGGCTTGGATGGACATTAGTGACGAACACAGAGACGAAATTATCTTTGGCCCCGAAGATATGGCGAAGCTGACCCCGCCGCCTAACCCTAATCAGGTGCGTGTCAGATACAAGCGCAAATAAACAACCCCCCCTCCTCGTAAGAGGAAGGGGGGCTGAAGAGAGGGAAGATGATTCCTTTTATCGCTCGCAAGCGATGTAGAGGTAATCGACCTCCACGACGGTCTCATCGTCGAACGCAGCGATCATGGGAGTCAGAACCTGGTCTGACATGCTTGATCCTGCGTTGACAAAGCCGTTGGCGTCAGCGCCGGTGGCACGAACCAGATTGCCATCGAAGTAGAAACGAACGCCGTTAGCGCCGTCGCCTTCAATACCAATTCGTGCGTAGGTGCCAGCAACCAACTGAGCATCCGCGTGCATACCGCCAGCTCCACTGTGGACGCCGCTAGTGCTGTCCTTGGAGATGAAGTATTCGAGGTTGCCGTCAGTGGTGGTGCCAGTGTCAAACCCAACCATGATCTGGTCGAGAGTTGCACCGCCGTCGATGCCGTCAGCGTCGAGCATCTCGTCAGCACCTGAATCTTCGGCGAGGCCGAACTTAAAGGAGCCGGTAGAGAGATCCGCGATCTTCAGGCGAGTCTCAATGAACCAACGCTTGCCGTTATCAGGATCGATAAGGGCAGTCGGCACAGTGATACCACAAGCAGTGGTGTTGGCGGGGGTCATGACGACCGTTCCGCCAGCTTCTCCGCCAGCAGCGAGGGCAACCTGGTTAGCGGCGGTGCCATCGCTAGAACAAAGGACGCCGGAGTAACCCAGAATGGCGGTGTCAGTACTTCCACCGTCAATCTTGAGGAACTCAAGAGCCCCACAAAAATCTTCAAAACAGGTCCAGACGCGTGCGGGATCTGCGAGCCCTTCAAAGCTCATGTTCAGTCCTGCTGCGTCAACAGTAACAATACCTTGTGACATTGTTCAGTATCCTTCCCCGACTTAGACAGTCGGATCACTCTTAGCCAGGACGAACGCGGCACGTCGGTTGTGGCAGATGAGGTTCATAGTAAGGTCGAGGTGAGTCGTGAACACGGTGTGCTGATTAGCAGCAGCGTTCGGACCCTCTTCGCGGAGGTACTCACCAGCCAGGAAACCAGGCTTAAGAACCGACCAGTTGATGCCGTAGATCGGGTCGCCACTACGTCCCTCAAGCTCCGGGCACCAGGTGACCGGGGTCTGACGGAAAAGCAGCTTGCCATCCTTGGATGCGATGTCGTTGCCGAGGTTGTCGTTCTGGGCTTCCAGAACTTCTTCCAGGGGTCCAATCACGTCGTAGTTAGTGTAGAAGCCGTAGTTGTTACGACCACTGCCGTACTCAGCACCAGCAACCGGAGCCCGGAAGTTAGTGAAAGTAGCAGCCTTACGCCACTTACGAACCAGGTCAACACTCGTGACGTTGGTGTACTTGGCGCACCAGTTCTGCCAGTTGGGGACAGAGCTAGAGTCGATGCTACCGGCACCTGCGGAGAAGCCGGTGGGGTTGCCACCGTCAAAACCACCGTTGGGGCTCGCCGAGGAGTTGTCCGTCCACGAGATCCAGTAGGGCACACCGAACATCTTGAGGTTGTCGCTGCTGGAAGTGGGAGCACTCCAGAAACGAGTTTCCATGTGCTTGGCAAGGTCAACCATTGCGTCATGACGACGGATGCGGACCAGGTCAACAATCTGAGCTGGGCTGCGGTTCATGGCGATTTCGCGACGCTCGATGGCGTAGTTAGTCGTCATGTGACGCCACGGAACGGTGGCGGTAGTCATCACGTCTGAGACGTTGACGCTGTCAACTTCGTAAAGACCAGTGTCGCGAGTGGCGCCGCTGGTAGCGGTCATCACGTTCCACTGAAGAGCCTGACCTGACTGGTACGAAACCTTCTCATTCTGCAGGATCATCGGCAGAGCGATGTACTCCTGAAGATCGTAAGAAAGGTCGGTCCAGCGAAGTCGGCCAAGATCACGCTGAGTAGTCGTGATCAGATCAGCAATATCTGCTGCCTGAAGGGTAGCCATTGTTTAATCCTCCTGCACTATTCAAAAATCTCAGACGAATCGTCGTAAACGTCAATGCCCAGCTCTCTCATCTTGCTAGACACGTTCTTCAGAGCCTGATCGCGACCAGAAAGCATGTCGCCAGAGCCTGAAGAGTTGCTAGCACGCGAGATGAACTGAGATTCACGCTTCTTGAGCCGTTCATTCAATTCCTGACGTGCAAAATCTTTCGCTTTTTCTCCGAACACGCCGTTTACTGCGCGCTCGAATAGTTCTTTGTCTGAAGGCATTCGCTTTTTACGAGAGCGATACCCGTCCTTGAGAGTTTCGACCTCTTCAAGAACCGATTCACGATTCGCCTTCTGTTCAGTGGTGGTATCAGAGTTGGTACCGAACACTTCTTCCCACTCTGGGTCGAGTTCGGAGAAGCTGTTCGTGGCCTTGACCTTCTCAGCAACCTTGTTCATTGACTCAATCGTAGAACTGAGACTGTCAATCTTGGCTTTCATAGCCTTGACAGCTCTTGCTGAGTCAGAATCCACTGCTTCATCAGGATCTATATCGTCAATCCAACTTACGTCGTTGCTTGACTGATCTTCATCAGCCGCATCGCCAGAACTGGCGGTATCTTCCGTAACTTCAGACTTGAGTTCACGCGCCTTGCTCTCTAACAGGTCAAGAACGAACTCCATTTGTTCTTTAGAGCCCATGTTCGAGAGATCGTGGTCCGTCAATCCTGCTTCCTGTGCACGTTGACGGATTTCATCTGGCAAATCTTCCTCTGGCTCGTCCTGTCCAGATTCAAACTCGTCAGGCATTTGCGCTGGAACTTCCATAAGCTCAGGATCGTCAAAATCCCAAGGGTCTTTCGCTTCGATTTCCTTCTTCTCTTCTTCAGCCATCGCCATATCCTCCATTGCGGTCGTGGAATCCTCTAGCTTTCATGTACCTGGCCCTGTGGCCTCTGCTTTCAAAGATTGCTTGTCCGGTTTTGGAGTCAAAGTTCGTCGGTACGCCCATTGATGCCGCTGCCTTGCTAGCTTCTACGCAGTCTTTGGGATGTACGCCACATGCGTCGCTCTTCATCGGCCAATTACCAGAAAAAGAAGAGCCAACGCCCTGCTCCATTGCAAGATCTCGCTCCCAAACCGCCCCATTGCCGTCCGTAAACGTAAAACCTTGCGTTTTGGACTCCATTTCGGCGATGGTCCAGATGAACTCAGCACGCTCACCCGTTTCTGTATTTAGAAAACAATACGTCGGCATCAGCTCATTCCTTCGGCCATCTGTCCGGCCTGTGCAGGCTGGCCTCCGCCAGCAAGAAGCTGCATCATAGCCTCATCTCGGCCTTCTCTGGTTGAACCAGGGATGTTCTCCCTAACTGTTCGGCGCGTAGTCACAGGCGATTGCGTAGGCCTTTCCTGTCCGCCGCCTGCAACTTGCTGCATCTGCATCATTTGCGCCATGTCTTGCTCGTTGAAGCCACTGACAATGTCCATCAACTCGTCGGTGTTGCTGTACTTCGCCATGAGTTCCAGGAACTTGTTCATATCCGGCTTGATGCCCTGCTGCTGCAGGATCGGCGCGAGCGGAATAATAAACCCCTGCATGAGTTCGCCCAGCGTCTTTGCTCGCTCTGACGGGCTTCTATCGACCATGGAGTAAGGCGCGATGTCGATTTCGTACTCGATGATCTCGCCTTCTCGGATTTCTGGTGAAAATTCAACGGAAGCCTCAAAATTTGTGTCAGGAATCTTATACGAGACCGTAGGGGACGCCACGGGATCGTACCAGAGATACTTTGCCAGCGTGTTGACGACGTGCTTGACAGCCTTCGTAGCAGATTCCTGCATGTCAGCGATCCGTGCGGATGCAGACTTTGCGATCAACTGCTCCTGGCCGACCGTCTCACTCAGTTTCCCAAGGCCACCTAGTGCGTCCAGGTTGCCACCCATGTAGACAAACAAGTCCTTAAGCTGCACCAGGAATGCCAATGTCGGTTGATCGACGCCACCGAAGCGAGCTTCACGCGTGCCTTCTGGCCTGTCGGTGCGAATCACGTCTCCGTCGCTAGATTCGACAAGTCGTCGGCCATCGTCCTCCTGGCCCGCCTGCACAAGAGTCACCGTTTTCTGCCTATCGGACTGTCGGCCTAATTTGCGGAAAACGCGGTTAGCCATCTCGTGCAAATCAATCAGCAAAGAGACAGGTGGGAGTGGCATCAAGTTGCCTGGGACGTGCCCAAAACCAAGAGTGTAGTAGGGCCCTTCCTCCGGTCCTTCCCACTCAACCACACGCAGTGGTTCTTTCTGCGACACT